GAGACTCTTTCGCAAACTTCCAGGTTTCTTGATCGCTCCTTGAATCCAATTCTTTGCCATCTAATTGCTCCTATTTGAAATAGCCAGACGCGGCCCCACCTATAGCTCCTATTCCCGCGCCTACCAACGTGCCAATTCCGGGAATCGCCGAGCCCGCAAGTGCTCCCGAGGCCGCGCCTCCCAGAGCCCCTATCCCGGCTCCCATCGCGCTGCCACCCCCGCTCCTCTGGCCGTAGGCTTGCTGGAGCCCGTACGCCTGCAGGTTGGCTTGGTTAATGTTGTTGTACCAGTTGCCGGCCAACTGGCTCATATCCAGGCCGTACTGCGGGAAGCTCGGCGCACCGGCCCCAGTATACTGTTGACCCAGTGCTGCAGGTTGATATTGCGGACCGCCTTGAGCCGCCATCCCGGCACGCTGCTCAGCTGCCCCTAAATAACTTGCGCCAGCCTGATACGGAGTTTGCCCGCTCCCAAGGTAGCCCAAAGCAGCACCTTGTGACTGGAGCCGCGCATTCTGCTGGGCTTGCCAACCCGCAAGTTGCGAGCTGTAACCTTGCAACGCGGCATTGGCTTGCGTGCCGTATCCCTGTAGATATCGATTGTAACCCTGATTATAGAGCGCGTTGGCGACATCGCCTAACCCCAAACCACTGCCCAGATAGCTTTGTTGCTGGCCTAGCGCGCTTTGCAGCATTTGCTGACGTTGGAGCAACCGCTGTTCACCGGCACTCCCGCGGGCCATCGTTTCGGCAACCAGTTGCGGCGTGCCGTACACATTGCCGCGAGCGATCTGGGCAGCCCTGGTTCCCTGTTCAACCTCGCGAATTGTGCCCGGATCAAGCTGGGCCCCGAGCGCAGCTTGCGCTTGCGCCTGCTGCACGAACTTGTCCATACCGCCCGCTAGCGCCACCCGTTGCGCGTACCCTTGCGGATCGATCTGCTTGTACAGGTTCAGATAACTTTGAACATCTCCGGCCGCAGGCGCCGCTGCGCCTCTTGATAAATCAAGCCCGAATTTCGGCATCCCGCCAAATTGCGGCGCTGCCGGTCCGCCCCCAAGATTGGCTAAATAGCTCGCTCCTAAACCCCCGCGCAACGCTTCGCTGACCGGATCGATCTGCCGCATCTGCGCCAATGCAGCACTCTCGGGTTGCTGCTGGCCGGGGCCACCGATCGCCTGCGCCGGCTGTTGCGGACCGGGTGCGGCTCCCCATCCGACCGTATTGGATTGAAAGGCGCTTAAGAGCTGGTCTGGATTGACATCCACTCCGATCGTTACCGGCTGGCCGTTAACCAACATCGTCTTGCCGACATTGCGTCCGTACCAAGCTTGCCACTGAGGAATCGAAACCGAAGTCGGAATCTGTTCTGCTGTCGTTGTCGCCATAGAAGTACCACCTCCTTGCGCGCCTGGAGCGCCGGTTGCGCCTGGAGCACCTGCGCTCCCGGCTTGAGCGCCACCAGGCTGCGGCGCTGCGCCCCAATAGCTTGGAGCGGCTTGGATACCCGTTCCGGCTGGTGCCGCCTGAGTTCCGGGTGATCCCTGCCCAGCCTGTTGCGCCTGCCGTTGAGCTGCCAGCATTGACATCGACCTGAGCTGCTCAATGTTAGGCAAAAGAGTTGAGCTGCCGCCAGGCGCAAAGGCGGCAGCATTGGCCCGCATATCAAGCGGTTTGTCGTTCAGTGTTATACCGCCGGTGTGCGGATCATACTTAATGTTGCCGACATCTTGCCAATTGCCCCGGTTAAACCATTGCGCCTGACCCGTACTCGGGTCCCATCTTTGCCCTGGTTGCCATTCGAGCCAGTTTGTCTGCGCTGTTGGCTGAGCAGCCATTTTTAAACCGATAAATAACTCGGATAACGTAGTGGCCCAGTTAAATTCGGGGCTTGCGCATTACTGGGTCCAACCAGCCGCGGATTAGTCCCGCGGGTATCAACTGCGCCGGTCGATAAATTCGACGCGACCGCTGACCCCTGCGCCTGCAGATCCGCCAGGCTCGGCACATTGGCCGTTCCCGGCACCGTATAGGCCGTTGGTGCCCGGAAACTGAACGCCGTAGGGTCTTGCCCATAAAGCTGCCCTAACCGATCCGTAGCGGCTTTTAAACGCATCTGGCGCTGGGCATAGGCCAACGGATCAACGCGCGACTGGATGTCCTGCTGTTGCTGCGCTCCCTGCAGCGCCGCCTGACCGGCCAGCGCTTGCTGCGTCTGCATCTCTGCCGGCCCAAGCGCTCGAGTAGTCGCCAGCTGGGCGTATTGCTCGATCGGCTGATTAGCAATACTCATCATCTCGCCGGCTCCGGCTGTACCGACCGCGGCCTGCGCCGCTTCACCCGGATGAATGACCTGTGGTTGTGGTGCGCTACCTCCTCCTGCTCCCATAATTTTTCTCCTCTATTTCAGTATTAATTAATCCGTAAGTAAGTCGCCTGGTCAGTTTTTCGTACTGGTCCCAAGTGTACATTCTGGGCGCTCCTCCCTCGGTCCGCTCACCCCGATCCCATAAAATAATCTCCGGTTTGCCCCAGCGCCCAGTGAGCTCGAAAAACGTGTACGCAATCGCTAACGGATCTTTTGCCGCCAGCAGCTCAACCATGCAAAACTTGCCGCCAGGCTCGTGCACGAACGGCTCCAGGAACTGTTCCAAGTGACCAAAAAGCTTTACCAGACACACCCCTCTGGCCTGGCCCTCATCAATCAGGTAACTGATCGTCCCGCGATTCCAAAAATACGCAATCCAATCGCACAATAGACCGTAAGGCATCACGCTGAATTTGCGCCCCTCGCGAAGGAGCGGCTCTAAGATATCCATCGTTTTGAGATATTCTTTGGCGTGATTCATGTCGCCACCAGCGGCATCGATTCAAAGGCCGCCACCTTGATCTGGAACAGGGTCCAGTTGCCCGTACCCTCTAATAGAAACTGCAGCTCGGTGCAGATCCCGACACCTAAAAGTCCGAGCGGAACGTTCTTGTAGCCTTCGCGATCAAGGTCGAACGGGAACCCTGGGATCGGCAGGCTTAATAAGTAATTATTGGTTGCCGTACTGCGCTTAGTCAATTCAATCGTCCGGTCGGCGATTGTGGTGATATCAACCGGGTCATTACTGTCCAAAAACTGGAACCGCGCCGAGTGCGGCCGGATCTGGTTAATGTTCTCGCCGAACGTGAACGAGCGACTCCGCAACCGGCTCCAATAATACTGTTTGGAGTTGTCAATATTCTGATCGTAATACTGGCGTTCAACCGGATAGGTGAAGCGCGAAATAATCCCATCCCGGGTCGCTACCAGGAGTACCGTATGATTAGGATCAGTCCGATCACGCGCAAAATCGCGTATTGCCACATCGACCCCACCGACATCGAAACACCAGAGCCCCTGCCATTTGTCCAAGCTAACCGAGTAAATCAGGCAGAAATTATTGAACGTGAAATTGTCCAGCGGCACGCTCAACATATAAAGATCGTTCCAGAATGTCGCCCGCGCGTTATCACACGCAGCCCAGTTGATCCGGTCAATGTACCCTTGGATATCCGCGCTGACCGGCCGCCAGATCCCCTGCTGATCGCTGGCCGGCGCCTGGCTGCAGCGATAAACCCCGCGTCCGGTCTCTGAAAGAAAGATTACATCGGTCTCAGTCTGCACAATGGTGCCCTGACACCGTGCCCCGATCGTGCCGCTAACCCGATTGATCTCCCAATCCGGCACATTCAAGCCAGGCCCGGTCTCGATCACGTAGGTCGCACCGTTACGAAAAACCACAATCCGCTGGGTTTGCCAAAGGCATTGCCCCGTAATTACATCGCTGGCTATCGGATCGATCGTTACCGACCCCGTCGCGACGTCGAAAACTTCCGGGTTCAGCGCATCACTAACAATTAGCGTGTTCTGGTAAGCGTACATTAACCGTTCAACTGCCCAGATCGGATACTTGGCAGTTGGTCCGTTGGTCGGCAACGCCACGGTACCAAAACCGGCAGCAACCGAATATTTGTTCAAAGTCGTGCCGGAACTGAAATATAAAACGGCATTAGCCAGCGCTGCGTACACCTGTGCCCCGGGCGCATACGCCGGACCGCCGGTCGCACTTGAAAGCACGTTGCTCCGGTTATCGTACTTGTACCAATTCGAGGCGTCATTAGCCAGAAAGACCCCGGTACCCAGATGATTGATTGAATCCAGGCTGCCCGTAGGGCTGCTTTGCTTTAGCCGAATAATGCCTGGCCGCGGCCGGTTTAAACCGTCCCGTTGCGTTAAGCGGTTCTCGGCATCTTCGCTTGCCGTCCGATCAATCGCGCTCGGCGGCAGACTGTTATTGACCCCCTGGATCGGGACACTCGCATCGAAGAGAACTTCGTCATCAAGCTGGGGGTTGTAGAGCGGCATTTCTCACGGCCCCCCGAAAGGATTGTAGCTGGTCGCCCTGTGGTACCAACCGTCGATGTAATAAGGCAACTCGTACACCGTCGGCACAACCTGTTGCCGGAACTCGCTCTGGTTCTTCTCCACATTGACCGCCGCCTGGATATGCGCCATTGCCTCCTGTTCGGAAACCTGGGCTTTAGAGATCTGCTGCAGCCGCCGATAAAGCGCCGAGGTCGTAAAACTGATCATTGCATCCCAGATATGGCTGATCCGCGGCACGCTCATATCGTCGTCGAGGCTATCGGGCTTAAGCTTGACCTGAATCCGCACATAGATCGAGAGCGGCGAGCCGTCCGCAGCGCTAAATTTCGGAGGCGGATAAAGCTTAATCTGGGTAAACACAAGTTCAGTTACCGCCGGCGGCATAACCAGCGTTTGCGAGGCAGGGACCGCGGCTCGAATCGATAATGGTGTCTCGGTGACATCTTTCGATAACGCGATCACCAGTTTGTACGAATTGACTGTCGAAATACTCATCGGACTGACCGATTGATCCGGGTTAATCGTTCCCTGCAGGATGAAAGATTCGCTGATCGGGAAATCGTTGGCGTCCCGGCCGGCGATATAGACCTTGAACGGGCTCTTTTCGCTCGAGGTGAACGTGAATATGCCGGGATTAAAATACGGCCATGCCAGGTTCTCAGCCCGATAAAACCAGGGCGTGTTCCCCGGCAAGGTGAACGTCGGAAAATAAAAGCGCTCAATCCAGTCCCGCTCACGGTAAACCAACCGAACATAGTTTTGCCCGTCATAAGAAAGACTGCAAAAAATGACCTCCTCGGCATCGTAAGGCAAAAAGATGATCCCGCCCAGTGTCGGATCAAGCACTATCCCATCAACGGTCCGCATCGCTTCGCGCCAGCTGTGCGCGTCATAAAGCGTCGCGTACTTGAGCCGAACCGCTTTCTTGGCGTACTCAATCGCATCACTGGAAATATCGCCAGTCGTCTCGGTAGCGAACTCGGCTATGTCTTTTAACGTCATACTCCCGGCGGCGGATGGGCGATAAAGTCGGCAATCACTTTCGGTAAGGCCGAGGTCACCACAAACTGCACGTCGGAATCGGCTACAGTTTGCCCACTCGGGTCGGCCTGGACTGCAGCCTGAATCGTCGGATTCATCGCGACCGGCCAAGCAAACGGGTTCCACGCCACGCTTGAGTTCTTGTTAGCCCAGGTTGCCCAGGCGAGCCGGTTGGCGTGATCCGGAGTTGCCGGATCTTCATTAGTGATATCCTCGACGTCATGAACGACGGCGACTTCGATCTGTTGTTGCACGCTCGGGATCTGGTACCGGAGCGCATAGGATGCAGTGTAGGGAGTTGCCATAGAATTGTTTTACCAGCCGGTGTCGGCGGTGTAGTTCAAAAACCCAGTATTACCCGCACCTACGGCTGGCATAGTGGAAGTGTTAACGCCTTGACATCCAGCCTTTCCTAAATTGGCAAAGCCACTAACCGTATAATCAACACCTGACATTCTAATTGAGTTCATTGCGCCGGTAGCATGATTGTAAGCTATCATCGTTGGGATTTTAGCCATCGGTTTATGAAAGCGCACTGGTCCATTTAGATTTGTCGTCGTTTGTTGGTAGAGTGGCAGCACTCCGACGGTAGTGATGGTACCTGGAGAAGTTTCAAGATCATAGGATTTCTGAAAATACCGTAGGCAATCGTCGTAGTTCTGCTGGAACGGGCAATCGATCGGCGTCGTGGATAGCGCGCCGGGCTCTAACTGGATAAAGCCTAGGCGAAAAACTGTACTTGTCGCCTGCGCGGCAAAGTTATCTTGTCCCTGAGCACCGACGAAACTGCCATTTTGCCACGTATCATTGGCCGGAGCTACTTGCGAAGATCCGCTCGCTAGACAAATCCTGATTTCCGCTCCTTCGATTCCAGGGGTTATGTTCCAGTTGCCGCCGGAAGCGAGAACCGGAATATTCGGAAACTGAAACAACGTCCAAGTGTTGACGGTGGTAATCGCACAAAGCTTAGAGAGCGATTTGGTTGTTGATGGATTTACGTCCCGAATCGTTACGCCAAATTTAAGTGGCACACTGCACGATGCCAGTATGCTCAACGAAAAAACATCGTTAACCAATTCCCGTAATCTCGCACCTTCGATTGTCTGGACGTAATCCCAATGATCACCCGCAGCAAGACTCGCTTGTTGAGTTGTTAGCTGACACCATAGGTACTTAGCACTGAGCCGAAAATTTGTTCCTGGAACGACTAAGTCAGACGCGGAATTGACTTGCTGAACGTTTATCGCCATTGCGCTTGCTGTTCTGCCAACACGGTAACGATCCAGTACAAAATTGCCCGCGGCTGGGTTAAGCGACATGTTACCAACGTTGCGCTGATCCACCTCAAACGTCGGATTGCCAGCCACATTAAAGCTCCGCAGGCGTACGCTATAAATTTGCGGGGTCGCATCGACCTGGGCGCTTACGCTCGAGATCAATTGGCTGCCCGTAATCCGCGCGTACGTGCCGGCCCCCTTGACCTCAAGCAGCTGGTCGGTCGGATCAAGGGTCGAGCTGGAGGGTTTAGCGGTGACAAAATCGGGCTGGATCACCGAGTTGGCAATGATGTTATTCAGCTTGGTCGCCGTGATCCCTTTCTCGCCGTCGCTAAAAATTTGGGTCGTGGTTATATCGGGCATAACTAGAGAGCAAA